GGATTGAAGGTTGAGGAACAGAGTCGCGGCGAGATCAATCAGCTTCTGCGGCGGAACAACAGGCTGCGACGCTTGGCGGGTTGCACCGCACGCGCGCCGGAAAAGCACTGCATGCCCTGTGGGGTCATGATGCAGCCTCGGTTTCTCTGGGGATTGCTGACCGGTGGTGCGGCAATCTGAACGCGAGGCGTCTGCTTTTCGGTCGCAGCCCAGAGCATGAATTCACTACGGCTTTTTAAGCCACTGCCACGAATGCCAGTGCGCATATTTTCATAGCTGGGGAATTCCTTCACCCACTCCGGGTAGTTGCCATGTTGATATGCCACGGCGACTTGCGGAGTACCGTAGCCGATTTCAGCGAACAGGCGTTCGCAAGTCGGGCACTGTCCTTCAGGCAGTGAGTACACAATCACTGGCGAGGCGAACTGCAGCAGAGCAACGGCGAGGATAAGTGAGTTCAACGGGAGACTCCACGGTGGTTGGGATGGCGTAAAACGAGTGATATTTCATGGTCTGCGCGAAGTGGGCCTCGGTCAGGAAGCCGCGGCCGAACTCGCCGAAGTCAAGGCCCCAGGAGTTGGCCATGTCGTAGAGAAACTCACTGCCTCGCACCACGAGATCATCGACCATCACGGCATGGTTTCCCGACCCGCTGTCGACGCCGCAGACGCCGCTGTTCAATGTTGAAAATCGACCACCAGCGTGAACGGCAACAATGCACGGAAAACCCAGCGCGAGTGCCGACCGCAGGCCCTGCAGGGACTCGACGGCATAACACGAAAGCCCCTTGTGCTTGGACGCTTCCATGTCCGCCGTGGGGGACTGGTCACGCGGATAAATCTGGTTCCAGGGGACCAGCAATTCGGGGGCGCAGCCGTATTTTTCCACGGCGTGCATGCCGTCGTCCAGCATGCTGCCGTTGTCGCGGCCACCGTTCATTTTTGAATAAAGATAGGCCCCGCTCAGAATCAGATTGTCATAAATGCCGCGCAGCCAGCGGCTGCGGGACAACGCCGCCGCGCCGGCATAGCCATTACATGACCCATGACTGCGTTGATTCTGAATCCATTCCGCGCTAAAGATCGCCCGCCTGGGCGGTCGATTGGAGTCCGTCATTAGCTTGCGGATGTCCGCATCATCGAGCAACGGGAACGCGCTCTCGAACGCCGCAAACGCACTCACGAAACCGGCGGGACGGCACAGCGAACCGAGTCGTCGCACCTCGCCGGCGGCAAAGATTTCTTCGATGTCGGCCACGATTACCTCGTTGTGAATTTGGCGATTTCGCGGTCGATTTGGGCGGTCGATTTGGGCGAGAACAGAGTCCCGACTCGCTTCCCGCCGGGAGCAAAAATCAGCAGCGTCGGCAAGGGAACGACCGTGTCTTTCACGACCACGCCGTCAGGAAGCGTTTCCGGCGACTCGCGGTGATAGACCCGCCAGGCATGCCCACGATTCTTGAGGGCGTCCCAATACTTTTGATTGTTCAGGATCTGCGCAGTTTCAGCGGTTCTGGCGCGCACGTCCTCGATAAACGCAAGCGACAACTTAATATCGGGAGGCTTGGGATCCGGTTTCGGGTCCGGCCTGGGATCCGGTTTCGGGTCCGGCCCCGGTCTCGGAAATTGACCATCCAAAAACAGCGGCAACGCGACCGCAGCACACCCGTCCGCCTTCGCGACCGACAGCACGACGACGATTGATCCTGGAGGCTCTTTGCCGGTCTCGACGGCCACCATCGGGGCGCGGACACGGTCCCACAACGACACAATCTTCAAGGGAGGGATCACGGTCCACACGACGGAGTCAACGTCATCCCCGTGAACAGAACCCGCCGCCGAAAAAAATAGCGTGGCGGCAGGACGGTACTCTGTCGGCGGCGGGTTCCCGAAGACGTCGGTAATCACGGCTTTTGCCGGTTCGTCAGCCGCACACAACGAACAGGACAGCAGCAGCGCAATGAAAGTTTTCACGAACTCAATTCCTCAAGTCGATGGATGCTGGCGAGACATCAAAAGCAACTCGTCCAGCTTGCGATCAGCCGACTCCAGAGACCGCTGATGCTGCTCCATCAAATTCGTCTGCAGCTCACCCTGTGCTCGCTGCGAATTGATGTACTCCACGACCGCGTTTGCAAGCTGACGAATCAGCGGAGCAATAAAATCGCAGGCGCGCCAAACCCCGAGGCACGCCAGCAACAGCAATGCTGTTGGAACCCCGTAGTTAAACAACAGCGCAAACGTCTCTTTGTCCAAAGCGACACCCCTCTAAATCCACAGGGTGCGTTTCTCAAAGGGAACGAACGCGAGGTTGTACGGCATCCTGTGATTGATACAGGCAGCCAGCAAACGCCATTATCGCCGCAACAATCGGATCGATTTTTTCGTCGGCCTTCTGCTTGTCGGGCATCACCAGACCAGCGGAATTCGTGCGCAACACCAGATTGTCGGCAGCCCATGCCAAAACCGGGTCGTCTCCGTGCAGGATGCGACCCTCGCTCAGCGCCTTCAGAAATTCGCGCACCGCCTCGTTGTAGTTGCGGGCCGTCTGGTCAAACTCAAAAGTCTTCACTTTCGGCTGAAAATGCTGCAATGAAGCCCTGGCGTTGCTCGGGTCAGCGGCTACCGACTTCACTCGCCCGGCCGCACACTCACCCAACACGAAGGCTTCAATGGAATCAACGTCAGTGGCGCTGCCGGGAGTCGCAACAATGTGCCAGTCGGCAATCCAGTCGGACCACGGGGGGGCACTCAACTCGCGTCGACCATGCGCCGGAATCCAGGACCAGCCGCGCAGGGCAAAGCGATGATTCGGCAGCGCAAAACACTCGTAAAACGATGCCAAATCATCACGCCAACCCAAGTCGAGACCGCTGTGACCGGCGAGTCGACCAAGATCGGGCAACGGCCCGCAGCCTTTCAGCCACATCGCCGGAGAGATGACCTTTTGCGCGTCGCGAACACGGGTGTTGAGGTGATACCGCAGAAAATCAGCCTTGGCGACGGGATCGACAGCCGCCCGCGCGGAAAACCTCAGCAAAAAGTCGCGTTGCACGCTGATATCGAGATTGGGATTCGCCTTTTGGAAACATTCTTCGCTGAAATCACTGAGAATTCGGCCCTTTTCGTCGCGAACGTCGTCGCTATCGACCTCGTAAATCATCGAAAAGTGGGCATCATCCGGGAAAACACCGGTTACCACCTGGACGGAGTGCGTGTAGATGCGAATCCAGAGCGTGGAACGATCGCTGCCGGCCGTGGTGATGACAATCGCGAGGGGCTGCTTGCGCTTGCCCATCGCGGTTTCGAGCTTCGACCAGAGTTCTTTGTGTTCCTCGGTCCACGCATGGATTTCGTCGGCGACGAAGCCATGCAGATTGAATCCATCCTTGGACTTTCCTTCGCCTCCCAGGGGAACGATGGACGAACCGAGGGACCGAAAGACCAGCGAGTTCTTCCAGAAATCGCATTTCTTGCGCAGGAATTCGCTGGATTTGATCTGTGCGGCCGCCTCGTCAAACACCGCCCGCGCCTGATCGCGCTCCACGGCCGCACATTTCAACTGTGCGCGGGCTTCCGACTCCAGGAAACAAAGCCGATTAAGGATCGCCGCGGCCATCGGCGACTTGCCGTTACCGCGGCCCATCGACAAAAACGCATCGCGAAATCGCCGCTTTCGCGTCGCCTCGCGCTTCCATCCGAACAAACTCCAGAAAATAAACTTCTGCCACGGGCGCAGAATGAACAATTGGCCGTCGAACTCTCCGGTCGAATGCTTGAGCAGTTGCACGAAATCAATCGTGCGATTGGCGTCGGCATAGTCGAAATAGAGTCCGCGTTCGCGGCCCGTCTCCATATCCGCGAGGAAGCGACGCACGGACGCATGGACGAGTTGCCCTGCGACGATCTTGCCAGAGAGAACATCCTCGCAATATCGCAACACCTCTCGCTCATGCGCGGAGGCGGAGCGTCTTTTGGTTGCCGAAGGCATCCCGGCTCACTCGCCGCTCATCAGTGCCGCCATCGGGTCGGCGGGAGCGTCCTTATCCTTGCCGGTGCGGATGCCGGTGCGCGACGCAGGCGTCAAACCAAACTGCGTCAACGCCCATTTGAGCGTCGCCAGATTCTTCGCGATAATCCCCACGAGCGGATTGGCCATTGGCGTCGCATTCTCGCCGACATAGACGATGAGTTCCCCCTCCGCCAAAAGTCGCGTGGTGTCCACGGTGCCCGAATAGGCCTGACAGAGAACCTCCATCCCCATGCCGTCCAACTCTGTCAGCAAACCCGCCTTCACGAGTTTCGGACCGAGCTTCTTCCACGCGGCGCGGGCGGTCTCATCGAGATGGGCCGGTGGTTGCGGCATCGCGGCTTTGACCGACGCGTCAACGTCGTCGCTGTGACGATCCTTGCGGAACGTCTGGCGACACTTCAAAACGGCGGCTGGGGTTTTCGGAGGTCCGCGACGGCCCATGCTTCACAACCCCTGTTGTGTCTTGATCGAGTGGCACGACTTGCACAGCGACTGCAGGTTTCGCGGGTCAAAGAATAACGAATGAACGCCGCGGTGCGGTTGAATATGATCGACATCTGTCGCCGCAGTCGTGCGAAACTCACGCAGGCAATCGCGACAAAGCGGCGCAAGACTCAATTGCAGTTCCCGCAAATATCTCCACCGCGCAAGCGCGTACCATCGCCGCCAGCCAGGGGCGGTGGATTGACCAGCCCGAATGCGAGGTGGACGAAGTTTTTCAATTTTTTCCGGCATTAGATGTAGCGCATCGAAAAACCATCTCCTACTATCTGAACAGGAGCCGTTTCCCCCGGTCAAAACTCCAGCAAGGAAGCAAGCAATGTCGTCTGTTGTGCGGACTGAAAAAAACACGGACAGCTACGAAGAATCCGGCGTCCAAGTGGAATTGGATCGCGAATCGTGGTTCAGCGCCGAGTCGCAGCGAATGCTGGAGGATGCCTGCGACAACCCAGAAATCGGACCAACCAAGGCGCTCGCCACGTTGCTGCATCATGGTCTGGGTCTGTCACTCGGACTGATCGGAAAGCTGATGGGTACTTCAAAAAACGTGGTGGCCAAGCAGGTTCAGACCGGAACCCGAAAAATGCGAGAATCGCAGGCCTCGCCAATCCAGGCGGGTTGATTCCGTTACACCTCAACGAAAACGCCCGGCTAGAAACTGAATTCTGCCGGGCGTTTTCGTTGAGGTGTAACTAACCCTAAGCCGCCTCGACTGGATCAAACTCAGCTTCGCACTCACAGCACATGATACGCAAGCCGGGCTTGCCCCACGCATTTGCACCGCAACCGCCGCCGCATGTGTATTTGATCTTGTTTCGGCTTTTCTCTTTCTCTCCGTCATCTTCAGTGATCACCAAAACGCCCGTGGTCCACGGCAATTTGATCGTGGCTGGCATCTTTTGCAGCGCTGCGGCAAAGCGACCAGCGACATCGACGTAATGGCCCATGCTTTGGCCCGTCTGCTTTCCGCCCGGAAGGCCAGTCTTTGACGGAATCAACCCGATCTCGACCATCTTTGCGGCCCATTCGCGATCGTGATATCCGTCACGTGGCGGTTCTCCGTGGTCTTGTTGCCACTGATGCGCCATTTCGTGGACCAGAGTTCCCATTGTTTCCGAAAGTCCACGATTCAGCGTCTCTGGGTTCAGGCTGATCTCATGGCACGTCTCTTTACCCTTCGTCCACCGGTGTGGCGCAAAGTGCCCGACCACAACCCCCCTGGCCTTGCGCTTGCCGTCACGAAACACCAGCAAACACGGATTTAGGCATCCACTAAACAAGAATTTGTTGAAGTAGTCGTAGGCAGCCTGATACTTGCGGAACTGCGTCGGTTCATCAGGCGGAATCGAATTGAAGCGCTAATCATTGACCCTGCCTACCTGTGTCTACCGTTGGGAGACGATGCCGGGAACCTCTTTAAGGTTGGTCAGGTGCTGATGCCGTTCTCGCGGATGGCAGAAGACGAACGGGTAACGCCGATCATCGTCCACCACTTTGTGAAAGCGGCGGCGGTCACCGAATCGCCACCGGAGATGGAATCAATCGCCTGGGCCGGTTTCCAAGAGTGGGCGCGGCAGTGGATCTTGTTGTCCCGCCGATCCAAGTACGACCCGGACAACGCGGGACACCATGAGCTATGGCTGTCTGCCGGTGGCTCGGCTGGTCACAGCGTCGCCAAGGCTGTCGACGTCGACGAGGGGTCGCGGGACGACGTTGGGGGCCGCCGATGGGAAGTGTCGGTTAATTCCATCGGGGCGGCCGTCCGGGACAAGGTCGAAAGCCATGAGGCATTGAAGGAACAGCGTGAGGCGGAGAAGCATGAGCGGCAGCTCACAAAGACGCTGGGGACCGTCCGCGATGCTCTCCGGGCGAGTCCTGACGGGCTGACCTTCCGGCGCTTGCGTGATGATTTCGCGCTCAAGGGGCCGCTACTCCACGAGGCTCTCGATGCGCTGTCAAAGTCTCATGAGATCGAAGCGTGCGAGATCATCAGCAGCAACAAACAGACATACGAAGGCTATCGGATTCCCCAGCCTACGCAATCACTGGGGACATCGGGGACCACAGGGGACGCACTGGGGACGATTCGTTTTGTCCCCAGTGGTACGCAGCAACACACCGGGGACCGGGGACCGCCCCCTCTTATAGGGGGCGTCCCCACTGTGTGTGTGCATGCGGACAAGTCGCGTTCCGATGCATGTCCCGAGACGTCACCGGGGACAAAGCGACGAAAGCGAAAACCAGTGTCAGCATCAACTAGCGGAGGCCAGTGACATGCCAGCGGAAACGTCCTGTGACACGTGCCGATTCTGGGCGGCAGATTCTGACGGCAGTTATGAGGGGACGTGCCGACGTTACGCACCGAGACCGTACTCCTCATCTGGTGACCGAAAGTCTGGAGTCTGGTGGCCGAGCACCTGTGCGGATGAATGGTGCGGTGAGCATCACCCGGCGGCAATGATCGCGGCGAAAGGGAACGACGACTCATCCGAGTGAAAACGAGTGGCGAAAACTCGCGTTCCGATGAATGGCAAAGGTTCCATTCACTATTGCGTTGATTTTGAACGCGGCCCACAAAAAACCCGTCAGTAACGCATACCCCCCCCTCGCGCAAAACCTGACAAGACGTGCGCGCGACGGTTAAGTGGTATGGGCTTGCGTCCACTACAGGGGTTGCTCACCCCCCCTGCCTACCTGATGCCGCAAGGGTCAGGTACAGCTTCGCGGCAACCGATGGCAGATCGTCAAGCCTAATGATCGCGACCCATGGCTTTCCATTCGCCCGATGACAGATCATCGGCGTGGCGTCTGCAGCAGCGTCTGAGGACGCTTGCTCAATGGCTGCCCACAACCTCAGACTTTCGGTCCGCTTGCACTCTACGTGCAGCCCAGGCAGTCCCACCACGTCTGCGTCACCGTCACTGCCGCAGAACTGCTGAGATCGTCGGCACTCTACGCCAAACAGGCGAGCCAATTCCCCAGCCAACTCCAGTTCACCAGTCTTACCTTTACGCTTCGACTTCATACCCATTGCATCAACATCCTTTTATCTGTTGTTGCCGACACCGAAACCATTGCGCGCTAACGCATAAGCGGAATTTCAATTGTTGTAAAAACTATTGTTGTTTCCTTTCGCTGTTTGGGGGCAACTGAAACTATTGTTGTATTAACTATTGTTGTATCCTTTCTCTCTTTGTCTCAGACTGCCTCTGAGGTGTACAGCCGGATACGAAAAGACCCCTTAAGCCGCGAGGTCTTAAGGGGTCAAAGGGAACAACAATAGTTTTTACAACAATTGAAATCTTGCTTATGCGTGTTCTCCAGTCCTTGAATTTTCCCGTCTGTATTAACGCTCCCCGTTTCTGGTCGCGCAATACGCCAGCGGCTTCGGGCCTCGCGAACCGCCGTTGGCGTAGCCAGAGACAATCTCGCCGCCGATTTCCAGCGACTGCAACACTTCCTGTCGCTGCCGGGCTGTCAGCCAGCGGGTTTTCAGCGTCAGTTGGGTGAGCGTCATGCCCGCGTCGCCAGCGCTGCGAATTAGCCGGTAAACCCGCTTCGACATTGCCTCTTGTTGGTTTTCCGCAACCCAGTCGCCGCAGACAAACTCCAGGCGGCTCGTCAGATAATGAGCCAATCGGCAGGCCCATGCTGCCGAAAATCCGCTGATCTCCGTCGCCTCGCGATCGACAGACACCTGATGCAGCAGCGCCAGCTTGCGAGCCTTTTCCACGCAGCGAGTCCATAGACGCGCGGTCTCCCGCCCTGACTTCGCTTCCGCCTTGGCGGTGATCTCCAGCGCCCTGAATTCGCCGCGGGCCGCCTCAGAATATCGCAACGTCCGCGGCTGCGGATTCACGTCCTGCAGGTTCCCGCCGCCGGGATTGCAAGTTTTGCAGTCACCCCAATAGCGGGCCTGTGCGACAATTTCGGCCGGTGCGTCCCCTCGGTCGACCTCTCGTTCATCGGGATCGTTGTTCGCCGCCTCAAACATCAGCAAGCGACCTACAAAGCCGTCCGACAGCGATTCTTTCGGCATCGACTGCAGGAACGATTCTGGAACCGTGGTACCATAAAGAACGCAGTGCGGCTGGTCGATGGTGGCGATCCGCTTGACGTCGGCGACGGCGTCACCCTTGTAGAGCGCATCGCTGCTCGTGTAGAGCTTCAACAGAACGGTCACGACGGCGTACAGGTGTGGAGATTTCGCGGGGTTGTTGAGCGTCGACAGCAATCGTCCAAATTCATCCACCTGGAACAATTGGGCGGGGTTGTCGCGCAACGAGGAATGCAGGCCGGCATGCGAGCCGATACCTTCGGGGCCGATCATCTTTTCGAGTCCCGCTGCCTGCAGGATCGACTTGTTGCACTTGCGGGCGTGCTCTTTTCCGCCCCCCGAATCACAGACGCCGAGGACGTAAAGATTCGTCCGCGTACCAGTCTGGTCGGCAATCTTTCGACCGGTCAAAACCGACAGCAGCGACAAGGCCGCCGCCAAGGCGAGCTCGGGTTGCGGCTTGTAGGCCGTTGTGCAATTCCAGGCGATCACGTCCCCTAGAAATCCGCCCGGTTGCAGCAGGTCCATCGGAAACGGTCCGGGGTCTCTGAGTTCGCGTTGCTGAGCCGCGGCGTCTTGCTGCGCCCAACCCTCGACGAGTGCTTGCGTGGTCTGGTCTGATTCATAACGCGACACCGACCACGCGATTTTGTCGACCTCAGCATCCGCCAGCGGCGGATGGCAACGCTGGATGTTGGCGACTCGCAACGCGGCGCGGATTTCGTCTTCCGAAAGACCTGCCCGGCGCAAGTAGCCCGCCATGCTGGTCAACGTGGTGTTGCGCTGTCCATCCGGGATCGCTCCGGGGACTGCCAGCGGCCCGACGGATTCTTTGCAATCCGACTGATCTTCCAGTAGTAAATCCATCAGCCAGCGAGGCAACGGCGGCAGCTTTTCGGGCCTGCAATCGAGCTCAAAACCGTGCATCCACTCGTAGCGACCGACATCCGTGACGCTGGGAGCGACCAACACATAGCCGCCGTTGGCGCGCGTGTCGACGCCCAGGGCAATCTTTCCTGCGGTGTTCCGCAGGTCCATGCCCGCGGACTGGCGGAAGAAAAAATGGGATCCGCCGCGGGGCGTTTTCGCACCGGCAGACACCAGCAGATCAGAGAGACGATCCGTGTCGTTTGCGAAATCGTTGACGGCGCCATCGGGCAGAGGATCGACATCAACCACGAGTAAGCCGTCTGTCGAGAGACCAAGATTATATTCCGGGTTCTCGGTCCACCACGCCACGATTTGATCTTCGTCGCTTGTGGCGTCCAGGCACCCATGTGCAGTCGCCGGTGCCTTTTTCCCAGGGGTGCAGGGAAAGACGCGATAGCCAAGTTCGGCCAGTTGCAGTGCTGTGTTGACTAAATGCATTCGCTTCCTTGCTGCCGTTTTCGAACGCTAAAACAGCACATCGACCCAATCCACGGTCGCTGTTTCCGGGACCGGAAAATCAAAGTCATCGTCACCCGGAGTCACCCCTTCCGGCTTCGGGCCGACTTTCGCCAGCACCACACGGGGGAATTTTTCGCCCCCTTTGTGTTCTACGGTGATTTCTTGAGTCACTGCTAAACCGCCATCGTTTCCCACGTCTGCGGCTCGGGCTGCTGACGTGGGAAACGGGTCGTTGGACCTGGCCTTCCACCATGCCCGTGCTCGCTGACCGGCGTACCCTGGATGTTCAATGCAGACCCATTCACTGATCCACAGCAGCGGATTGACGCGATAGTCGACGCGCAGGGTTTCGGGGTCACCGGGTTCCGCGCTGCGTTTTTGATGTCGCGCGTATTTAATGTCGCTGACCGGGTAGGTCTCGCGGATCACCTCCAGGCTGGTGACCGGGATTGAATCCGCCTTTGATTCATGCTTCGCCTTATTGCGATCGGGAAACTCGAAGCCGCACTCCGGACAATTCGAGAAGCCAGCATGGCAGATCGTTTCGCACTCCGGGCATGTCTTCGTCGGGGCCTCGCCACCGTCGCCGCCGGCCTCGCGGGGCTTCGGTTCGATTTGATCGACCGGACCATGTCGACGCACGTTGCCCGCGAAATCGAGCACGAGACAGTTTTCTTTGCCCGGCGAAAGACGGAAACCGCGTCCGACCATCTGATAGTACAGACCGGCCGAAAGAGTCGGTCGCAAAAGGCAGACGCAGTCAACGTTGGGCGCGTCGAACCCCGTCGTTAGGACATTGACGTTGACCAGATACTTGATTTCGCCCGCCTTGAATTCGCGCAGACAATGAGCTCGGACGCGCGACGGCGTGTCGCCTGTGACGATTTCCGAGAGACCGCCAGCCGCTCCCAGAATTTCATTGACCTTGACCGCATGCTCCACGCTTTGACAGAACACGAGGACGGATCGTCGCGTCGCGGTTCGTGACACGATCTCTTTGCATGCCGGTTCGATCACATCGAGCATCAGTTTTTCAGATTCATCGGCGATGAACTCTCCACCGCGAACGTGCAGTTGGCTGGTGTCTGTCTGAATCGGCTCCTTGCTAATCAGCTTGGACAGGTAGCCTTGCAGGATGAGTTCTTTGACGCCGACTTCATAGCAGACGTCTGTGAGCAGATTTCCCGCACCGCACAGCCAGCCGCTCCCCATGCGGTAGGGAGTCGCTGTTAATCCAACCAGACGACAGTGCGGCTTGATTGTTTCGCAGTCGGCAAGGAAGCGGCGGTACATCCCTTCGCCGTCCGGCGGGAGCAAATGAGCCTCGTCGACAATGATCAAGTCGAATGGATCGAATTCGCAGGCCTTGTTGTAGACGGATTGAATTCCGGCAACGAGAACCTGCGCCTTTCGCTGCCTCTTGCCAAGTCCAGCGGAATAGATGCCCACATCGAGATCCGGGGAGATGGCTTTCAGCTTCGATGCGTTTTGCTCCAACAATTCTTTCATGTGCGCCAGCAGCACGACGCGACCGCCCCAGAGAGTGGCCGCATCGTGTGCCAGCTTGGCCAGAACCAGGGACTTTCCAGCCCCGGTTGGAAGGACGATGCAGGGGTTTCCCGGCTTGCTGGCGATGAACTCCCAGCACGCCTCAACGGCAGCGGATTGATAGTCCCTAAGCTGCATTTCGTTCAATCCGCTCCTGGCACAAGTCGCAATGTCCGCGACGCTGCTGTCGCCAGTTCATCCATTCCCCGCACCGACAGCGACCCGGTTTGTCCGGGTCCGGCCGCGAACTCACTTCACTTTTTTTTGCCAAGGGGGCGTTGACGCCGCTCCGGCCGCTACAGGCTGCGCGGCTGCAACCGATGCTCGCGGCTCGTAACCGCGGATCACGTTTTCGAGTTCGTCGGTGTCGGTTCGCTTTTTCAAACCGACCTTCAGCGTAAGTGGAATGCCGTGAAGTTCTTCGCTGTTCTTCGGGACCAGCACGCCGACCGCGCGGCAGATGGCGGAGAGTTCCGCGCGGGCAATTCCGACTGCCATGTCGCTCGGGTTGTTGAGATTGAGGTTCGCGAACAGTTTGCGGTTCTTGTACTGCTCGTCCAGAACCTGGAATTCGAGCTTCAGGTATTCACCGGTGCCCGCTGCGGTGGGCTTCATTTCACTGTTCACGATCTGCGCGAGATACCTTCCGGCCGGAAGCGGATCGAACCCGATGGCTGGGTTCACTTCGGCGGCGTTGAATCCATTCAGAGATGCCATGTGGTCATTATCCTTTGATATAGTTGTAAGGCAGTGACTAAATCGGCGACGCGGCTTCCGCGGCCAAGTGAGCAGGGCGAGCAAGTTCCCAGTACGCAGCGAATGAGAACGGAATCTCGGGAGGCAAGCCCAGGCGATTCTTCGCGAGATGCGACGGCTTCTCCGTGGTGTAGAGGACTCGCTCCCCGCCGCTGGCCAGTTTTCGTTCGTCGAAGCCCTTGCCGTCCGTGCGGGTGTAGACCTTGTAGTTCGCGAACAGGACTTCATCCGCCCATTCCTGCAGCATCCCGGCCGTGCTCTTGTGGAGCTTCGGCATGTAGCGGTCGTAGGCCTCGGTCTCCGGATTTTCGAATCGCTCCACTTTGCAATGGGCGAGCAAGATCACCATCATGCCGCGTTCGAGCCGCAGGAAATCGAGTCCATCGAGCACGCTGCGGAACTTGACCGCCGCTTCCTCGTAGCCCTTGCCGTATCCGAAATCTGCGATGCAGGATTTTCCGCCTTGGGCGCAGATGTGCTCCCAGACAAGTCGCTCCAACCAGTCGGCCGTATCGACGACGACAGTCGTGAACTCGTGAGCTTCGCTGGCAAGTTCGCTGATGGCCTGGATGACATCGGTAAGCGACTTCGCCAGCGGAAACGCATCGGCGTCAATATCGCTGAGTCCGTCTTCGGTTGGAATGAAGATTGGGGCCGGAGCACAGGCTCCGAAAGTCGACTTGCCGATTCCGTGTGTGCCGTAGAGCACAATGCGTCGCGGCCGTTCGGCCGACTTGGTTTTTTTGATGCTGGACAACTTCACGCTTTCACCTTGCCTTCGATCACGAGGGAACTGAACCGGGACAAGAACAACTCTTCCGCACAGCGCGGAGGAAGCGGCTGAATGACGCGGCCGAATGGCTCCACACCTTTCAGGACTTGATCAGCCATCAGGTCGCGGGATTCGGTAGCCAACATACGGTTGTCGAGTGCGTGCAACTCTTCCGACCACGGCCAGTGAACCCCGAATCGCGAACAGATGCACCATTCGATGCGTCGCTCGATATCATTGAGTTTCAATTGCCGCTTGAGCGGACGCGGGATGTCTGTGATGTACGCTTCCGCTGCATCATGCAAGAGGGCTTCCGCCTGATGGTCTCGGTCCGCGTGGAGAAACATTTCGCAGCAATGTTGCGCGACGCTGTAGAAGACCCGCGTATGACCGGCAAAGCGGCATTGTTGCGAAAGACTGTGCGCGATGTCGACAATGTCGATGTCTCGCTCCAGCGGATCGAACATCCAGAATTGTTTCCCGGTGTGCGTTAGAATAAAATCGCTCGACATTGTCAGCATCCTTAATTTCTGCGAGTCGCCGATGAGTCAGTTCGAAATGAGGTCTACGCTCTTATCAGGCATCCCTAGTGTGGGTTGTAACCGTGATGTCGTTCACTATTGATTCCTTGCGTTTTTCGGGAACGGCATGAGTCCATCCGCAACGCGGGCGGACATCACTGCAATTCGTTCTTCGCTGCCTGGATGCGTTCCAAAAAACGCAAAGGCACTCGTCGGCACGCGCACATAGCCAACACCGCGGCAACATGGGCAATTGAAAATTCTGGCCGCGGCTTCGTTGCCGTGGCCTCCCGAGAGACAGTCTCTCGGCCCGCCGCATTCCGTGCACTCTTGAAGCCGCTTCATAGGTCACAGCATTCTGTTAAGTTAAAGAGTCCCCGCTGCCGAATCGAACGGCAGACATTGCCAGGTCCATGCTCAGAGAGCTTTAGGCAAGTACCCATTCGGGGGTTCGCGAGAGGAATTAAGCAGCGGCGATTGGCGACGGCCACTCTTGACCGGCGAATGGATCACCACACATCAACGCATGCCATTGATCGATCCATTCCAGAACCAGCTTCGAGAACTGGTTGTTATCGGGAGTGTTCCCAGGCTTGATCGCCATGAAGAATCGTTCGATCGGGCGCGAAGAATCCGGCTTCAGTAACGGGATCTTGCGGTAGTCGCAAAAGCGTGCGTTTGCCAAGGTCCCGACGAGACACGCGCAATCCCCGTAATAAGTGCTCCAGTTAATGCGACCCTCGATGACGGCAGCACGAAGGCCGAATACTTCTCGCACTGCGGAGGTTGGCATCGTTGATGCTGGCATCGTCGAGGTTGGCACCGACGAGGTTGGCACCTGAATCAATCGCTTTGCGAATCAACTCCGCCATTGATTTCGCCTCAGCTTCGTAGAGCACGGCGTTCGTCTCATAATGCAGGATCTTCATCAACATTGGCGATTTCTTTCTATTTGTGGTCACTATTAACCGTTCACCGATTCCCTAGAAATCAGGTTCGGTGCTTTGTCCAGGCTGCAGCGGTTTACCGGCCCGCTGATTACAGCTTTTGCAGAGCAGTACGATTTCACCGCGGGCGATGTCACGCTTGTATTCCGCGATGCGTTGCCAGCGGCTCAGTTGCGACGCAATCCAGCCGCGGGGCTTCGTGTGATGGAACTCCAGTTTCTCGGTCGCTCGACATTGCAGGCAGCATGAGCCGAGCGAGTTGATCAAGCGGGCTCTTTCCGCGTGACAGTAGGCAATGGTCCTGTCCTTTTGCGATTTCCATGATTTCGATTTGGAAACAGTCATGGTTTCGGATCATCGCTGCAGCATGCCATGTAAAGACACCACAAGACGCCGCTCATGTAGACGAACGTCACGAAGTCCAATGCGGTTTGTTCGTAGTCCATTCGGATTCCTTTCTATTCGTAAATTTGTGCGATGAAACCGTACGGATCGCGGCTGAGTTTCGTACGTGCCTTGAGTCCTCGCAGAAAAGCCCAGTTGTGGACCTGCGCCCGCTTCCGCATGACCTGGATTCCCGGTGCGAAGTCCGCCTCAGTGAAGAGGTACGCCCGACCATCCAGCAGGCAGTTGAACACGGACGAATTCTTCCTCGAAAAATCAACATTCCTGATTGGCTTCGGCATTTTGGATCCTGTGCGCGCACCGGGTGCGCAGGAAGTTTTGA